CCGTGCGCAATCGCACGATGCAGAAGAATCTGGCGCACAAGACCATCGTAGACGATAGCTCGCGCTGCACATGCGCCGCCGCTGATTACATGCTGGTATTCCGGCGCAACGGCGAGAATCAAGTGCCGATTACGCATCCTGTTGGATTGCTCGAATATGCTGGTGAGCGCAAGCCGCCGTCCGATGTGTTGCAGTTTCGCGGACACACAGGGAACCAAATTGAAAACCGTTTCAGCCACTGGATATGGCGGCAGTATGCGAGCGCGTTTTGGGATGATGTGAGAATTGAAAACGTGTTGCCGTTTCGCACTTCGCGGGACGAGGAGGACGAGAAGCATGTGCATCCGTTGCAATTGGACGTGATACATCGCGCTTTGGTGCTGTGGTCAAACCGCGGCGAGAAGGTATTCACGCCGTTCATGGGTGTAGGCAGCGAGGTATACGAGGCGGTCAGGCTGGGCCGCATGGGTATTGGAGCCGAGTTGAAGCCAAGCTATTACCGGCAATCAGTGAAAAACTTGGATGCAGTGGTGCCGGACAAAACCGAGGAAACGCAGACCGACTTATTCGATGACGCGGCATGAAATACAAACTGATGGGAAAGCTAATATGCTGGTGGCGAAAGCACCACATCTACGGACACAAGCGCAAGTTTGCGGGCGTCAAACAGTGGGGCTATACATGCTCACGTTGCGGGCATGTTAAGGAAGGAAACGAACCTAAGAGGAGGGGCAAGAAATGAAAGCAAAAGCGGGAGATTTGCGGGTGTGGTGGATACCACAAGTTCCGGGCAAGCCGTTTCATGTGCCAGTGGCAAGCGTTGAAGAAGCCGTGAAAATCATGAACGTGCTTGCTGAGTATGATTTGTTTCAACTAAAACATCGCATCAAGCCGGACTACTCGAATGCAGGCGGGTTAGAGGTTTTCGAGGATGACGAGTGGTGTGGTTGGTGGGACGAAGAAACCGGCGAAGATGATCCCGAAGTGTGGCTAGAAAAAAGGGGCAAGCAATGAAAGTTGAAATAAAGCATTGGATTACCGGCGCAGTATTGTTTTCTCTGGAGTGCGGCAACGTGAGAGAGGCTGTGATTGCCGCTGCTAGGCATGGCGCGGATTTGCAGGGCGCGGATTTGCGGGGCGCGTATTTGCGGGACGCGGATTTGCAGGGCGCGAATTTGCAGGGCGCGTGGAATGTCGTGATGGTGCAGGTAGGTTGCAAATCCTTCACGCTTGAGCAAGGCCGCGAGTATTGGGCGGGAAAGGAAAACCGGCGCGAGGTTATGGCGGCGCTGGACTATGCTGATGCGATTGCCAACATTCGCGGATGGGTGAAAAAATGAACGAAGCAGGCATCACATTCACAGAATTATTCGCGGTTTATCCGTGCGAATTGCCGAGAGAGTTCATCGGCCTGCCAATAAGTAAGATGCACTCACTGAACGATGGCGACTCTGACCCGGTGGACAATTCGTGGATCGGGCAGAAGGCTGAGACGCGGGAGCGCAATCGGCTACTGGCGCAGGCGGCTATCCAAAAGAAATACAGCACGCGCAAGGTGCGTATTGCTAACCTGTTTGCCGATGATGGCGTCGGCGTAATTAGCACGCGGGAGGTCGCCGAATTGTTCAGGTATGGCAGGCAGGCCACGCAGCGCATCTTGGACGAGCTTTGCTTAGAAGGTCGCGTTGAATACGTGCCGAAGCTGAGCGTTGCCGGGCGGCTTCTGGAGCGCACCTACCGGAGGAAAGCAAAATGCCAAGCCTGACGTTTGAAATCCCCGGCGTGCCAGTCGCCAAGGGCCGCGCGAGGTCAACTAAGTCCGGCCATCACTACACGCCTGCTAAGACGCGAGCATACGAGGAGTGCGTTGCTTTGTATGCAATGACCGCTATGAAACGTGCAAAGCCGCTGACATGCCCGATTGATCTTGACGTGTGGTTTGAACTGCCGATACCTAAATCGTGGTCAAAGCTAAATCACAATCTCGCTGCTGAGAATGTGTTGCAGCACGTTACTAGGCCCGATGTAGACAATTTACTAAAAAGCATCAAGGACGGATGCAACGGCGTGCTATGGCACGATGATAGCCAAGTGTGGCGCGTGCGTGCCTGCAAAACATACGGCAGGATACCGCGCACGACGGTGATCGTTTCCTGGAGCGATGAACCATGAAAATTGAACCGCCCAATGAATCAGGCTCGACGCAGGTCATCATCCGGTGGCATTGCGATATGCGCGATGGACTATGGCTGGGAGCATGGGAGAATCCCCGGCGTTGCAATCCGGGAAGGGCGCATCCAGAGTGCGCCCGACCCACCTACTCTGGAGGTTACAATGAGCTTCGCCTATCTCACGCTTTATACCGGCGACTATTTGCGTGATACACGCCATCTTTCATGTTGCGAGCATGGCATCTATTTGATGCTTTTGATGCACTGCTGGGATTCTCGCGCACCTGTGCCACTGGACGAGCGCAAGATTGCCGGTATATGCGGAGCGCGATCCGGCGATGAAATAGAGGCGATGAGGCGCGTTCTCAATGAATTTTTTACCCGTATGGATGACGGCCACTACAACCGCAGAATGCAGCGCGAGATCGAGCGCGCGAGCGCCATCAGCAACGCCCGCCAGAGTGCCGCTTTTACCAGACATAAAGGACGTGATGCGTCGCAACATGCAAATGCAATGCAATTGCATAGCAAAAGCAATGCACTTGATACAAACACCACCACCAACACTAACATCAGCACTACCACCAGCACTACCACCAGCACCGAGAAGGTCAAGAACACTAGACGCGCTTCGCGCCTCTCAATTGACAAATTACCGCTTGAATGGTCGGAATGGACACGGCAAAACAGACCAGACTTGAACCCTCAAAGCGTTTTTGACCAGTTCCGTGATTACTGGATATCTGTGGCTGGGGCTAAAGGCAACAAACTTGATTGGGAAGCAACCTGGCGGAACTGGTGCAGGAATCAAGGTAATTTGTCGGGTGGTAGAAAAACACTTTCAGAGAAAAACAACGATGCTGTCCAGCAATGGCTACAGGGAGAAAAAGATGTCACCAACGGATAAGGTAAAGTTTGGCGAACTAATGCAGGGAATTGGCGAGTATTACGGAAAGCAAGTAACTCCCATGCTTATCCAGATTTATTGGAACGGATTGCATGGATACACCTTTGAAGATGTAACTAGCGCCATAAATGCCCACGTTAGAAACCCGGACAGCGGGCAATTCATGCCAAAGATCGCGGACGTGGAGCGCCACCTACACGGCAACACAGGCACTAGGGCGATGGCGGCATGGGTGAAAGTTTCCCAAGCGATTCAAGAGGTTGGGACTTACATGACAGTCAAATTTGACGACCAGCTGATTCACGCGGTAATTAACGACATGGGAGGATGGCCTGCTATCGGTCAGATTACCAACGATGATTTACCGTTTCGCATACGTGAGTTTGAGAAACGGTATCAGGCTTATTTGCAGATACCTCCGGCGCGTACGCCGGAACCTGTTTTGCTTGGCGTGTTCGAGCGCACAAACAGAGTATTGGGGTTTAATGACTCGAAAGAGCCGGTATTGATAGGCCGTGATGGGGGTAAATCGTTGCAGGAACAGCCAAAGGCGCTAATGTAACTGCCACGGACATGCGCAGGTAGCCAAAACGCGGGAAAACGCGCCTGAGCGCGTTTAATCGAAGAATTTATGAAACCATTGGCAATTGACTTGTTTTGCGGGCTTGGCGGCTGGTCGGAAGGACTGCTGGCCGAGGGTTGGGACGTGATCGGTTTCGACATCGAGCGCCACGACTACGGGACAGGAGGCTATCCGGCGCAGTTGGTGTTGCAGGACGTGCGCACGATTCACGGAAAGCAATTCAAGGATGCGTCTTTGATCGTCGCCAGCAGTCCGTGTCAGGCATACAGCTACATGGCTATGCCGTGGACGCGGGCAAAGCAGATTGCCGCGGCGCTGCGTGGTAATGGCGACTTCCCGGACGGCTACAAAGGCCCGCGCACTATTGCTGAACTGAATGACTTGTTCGAGCAGCCATTGCGCATCCAGCGTGAGGCGTGCGAGGCGGCAGGCCGGTATATCCCGATGATTCAGGAAAACGTGCGTGGTGCGATTCCGTGGGTTGGTCGATCACGCTGGAACTTTGGGAGCTTTCACCTTTGGGGCGATGTGCCGGCGTTGATGCCGGTTGCAATGAAAGCGGCCAAGATTGGCGATGGTCACTCGTGGTATCCGCCAGACAATCCAAGGCATAATCCGGGGATTGATTTTACGCGGGTAGCTGGCCAAAAAAACACAGGCGGATCGTGGTTCAACATTGGATCACCGGGGCAAAAGGTAGTGAATCAGAATCCAGTGCATCGGCACATGGCAGAAGGCATCAAGGGAATCCCACATCGCACATCAGGCCATTGGACAAACCCGGCTGAACACTATCAAGTGTCGGATGCTGGCGTAAAAGGATTCACACCAAATGGTGGCCCGCTTGGAAAGAATGAACTAGGCAGAAAGCATGGCTCTAAAAGCAAAGCGCGCAAAGCCGCAAGCGCAGCTATTGCGAAAATCCCGCTCCCACTTGCGCGGCACATCGCTCAGGTTTACTACCCTCGCTAACGATCCACCCACCGCGCGGCACGGTGCAGCAAGTCGCCGGCGCGCATCAATAGCCAAAATACGGCGTCGCGCATCATTTCGTGCCTCTCCAGTAAGCGCTTATCAGCACCACGGCGATTAGGACTGCGGGGATTAGGTCTTGCATGTCATTCCTTTTGTTGGTTAGCCTGTGCATGGTAGCGGCTAGCCTGTGCCGTGCAGCGGCTAGGTGCATTTGCGCGCTGGATCAACATGTGTCATCATATCTAAGCCGGAAGTCATGAGCCGGTTTTTACCGGGCGGCGCGCACCTGATAGTCGCGCCTGCCCTAACTATCAGGGGTAGAAAATGCCAAAGCAACGTAATTGCGCCGCTTGCGGTGATAGTTTTGTTGGTCACGGATTGGCTAGGTATTGCTTGCCATGTGTGCCGCGTATTGTTGCATTGCAAAACGAGTGCAGCAAACAGATCGTGTCCGCCATAAAGCATGGGAAATTACAACCTGTAAAAAGCCTAAATTGCGTTGATTGTGGCAAAGCAGCATCGGTTTATGACCACCGTGATTACACGCAGCCGCTTGATGTTGTCCCTGTTTGTAAATCATGCAATTCAAAGCGTGGACAAGCAAGCAAGATATTTGCTGGAAAAGTTGTTTAATGTCAAGAAAACGACAATTCCGCGAGCATGTTTCCCATTGCAATCAATGACTTAGCCTATAAAAACACGTGTCAAGCGATTTTGGAAGAATTTATCCATAATAATCAGCATGTTACAAGTTAGTGACCACTAACATAGAAATCAGGCGTATGGTTTGTCTAACTAGCCTTTCTACGGCTAGCGCCTTCGATGCGGCTACCTTACAAGCCGCCCACCTTCTGCGGCACCGCTTCCAAAGTCCATGCGCAACACCAGCACTAAGTTAGTGACCACTAACTAAATACACATTGCGCACCAAAAAAAAAGCGCGTATAAGCCAATTCTGTTAGTGGTTACTCACTTCACAGGGCAAAACGCAGCATGGGCAGGAAGTCCACCTACAGCGAAAAAGTTGCCGACCAAATCTGTGAACGATTGGCCGCAGGTGAAAGCCTTAACGCTATTTGCAAGGATGAAGGCTTCCCAGCAGAGTCAACGGTTCGAGATTGGGCTTTGGACGATGTGCAAGGCTTTGCCGCGAAATACACGCGCGCGCGAGAAGCACAAGCCGATTTCTACGCCCAGCAAATAGTCGATATTGCTGATGAGCAGGGCGAGGTCTTGCGCGAGGACGGAAGCAAGTTTGATCCTGACGTAAACCGTGACCGCCTGCGCATTGACGCTCGCAAGTGGTTTGCCTCTAAAGTGGCTCCGAAAAAATACGGCGACAAAACTGACGTTACAATCAGCGGCAACATGAGCCTTTCGCAGATGAGCGACGAAGAACTAACGCAGCGGGCGCGAGCGGCTTAATAATGGCTGATGAAACTGTCTACGGTTATCAAATACGACAGCCGTATAAATCGGAGGAAGATTTCTTTCAAAAATCCCCGCATGTAACAGGCATGGCAGCAGAAGATTCAATGATAGTTTTAAACCCTTTTTCCTTTCTTAATTCTGATGCCAGAATGGCAGTCGCACGAAACGAAGCTGCTAGGTTGTTTATGAGAGAAAACAAAATGAAGTTTGATTTCTCTCCAGAGCCACATCAGAGAGAATCATTTGCGGGCACTGAATACGCAAACAACGACCATGATTTAAATTCAACGATTTTGGCACGCGCTATATCTGGTGATCAGTCTTCTGGGAAACTTAGCAAAAGGCAGCAGGAGTGGGTGGATTGGCTGCTGCCTCAATTGCAGGCTAGGGATAAGCAGTGAGCACGATCTCGCAACAGGCCGCTGAGATACTGCTAGACCGGCGCACATGCCGGCGCTCGCTGGCTCACTTTGCTGGCCGGGTTCCGGTGCCGGGTTCGCCCCTTGCCGATGCTGCGCCGGATGCTCGGATACCGCTGATCGAGACGCAACAGGCCGCGCACCACAAGCTCATCCTGCACTCGATGCAGGCGTGCATGGAAACATCGCACGGGCGCTTGATGATTATGGCGCCGCCAGGTAGCGCGAAATCCACGTATGCGGCGGTGGTTGCGCCGTGTTGGTATTTGGGCACAAGACCCGAAGCGCGAGTTATTCTTGCCTCGTATGGCGATGATCTCGCACGCAGGCATGGCAGGCGCACTCGGCAACTGATAAGTCAACCCGAAACCGCGGCCATCCTGCAATGCCAGCTACAGGCTGACTCACGCGCCGCCGATGCGTTTGCAATGACTAACGGATCTGAATACATGGCCTGCGGCGTGATGGCCGGCATCACAGGCAATCGCGCGCACGGCATCGTGATCGATGATCCGATCAAGGGCCGCGAGCAGGCAGACTCCCAGGTTATCCGTGATCGCACTTTCGAGGCGTATCAGGATGACCTGTTAACGCGTCTGATCCCCGGAGGATGGGTGGTAATCATCAACACCCGATGGCATGAAGATGATGTATCAGGTCGCATCCTTCCGGAGGATTGGGCCGGTGAATCAGGCGAGATACTGTGTCGCGATGGCAACGTGTGGACGGTGCTATGCCTGCAAGCCGAGTGCCAAAGCGATACAGATCCGCTACGCCGCGCCAAGGGCGAGATGCTCTGGCCTGAATGGTTTGATGATCGCCATTGGGCGCAATACCGGCTCAACCGCCGCACATGGTCTAGCCTTTATCAACAAGTGCCATCGCCAGCGGAAGGTATCCTGTTTCGCCGCGATGACATGACTACCTACGACAAGCTCCCCGACAATCTGCGCATCATCGGCGCCACGGATACCGCTGTCACGGTAGACGATGGCGATTGGACTGAGCACGGCATTGCAGGCGTGAGCGAGGACGGCGACATCTATCTAATCGACTGGTGGCGCGGGCAGACCGGGCCGGAATTGTGGATTGAGCGGATGCTGGACATGGTTGTGCAACACAAGCCATTGATGTGGATGGGCGAGGTCGGACCGCTGCGCCGTGCTACAGAGGGCCGCATCAAGTCGCGCATGATTGAACGAGCAGCGCGTTGCCGGATGGAATGGTTGCCGCATATCGGCGACAAGGCCGCGAAAGCTCAAGCAGTGATCGCACTGGCCGGCATGGGCCGCGTGATGTGGCCGCGCAAGCCGTGGGTGACTGAGTTGCAAAACCAATGCCTCGCGTTTCCGGCCGGCAAGCACGATGACGGTGTAGACACGCTGGGCATGCTGGGCCGTGGTGCCGACATGCTGGGCCGCAATCGCCGTCCTAACCGCAATGCGCGTGTGCATCAAGTGCACCAGTCGCATCATTCACAGGGCTGGATGGCAGCATGAGCGAAAAAGGCGACACCGAGATTCTGGAGCACGTTCGCGCTAACCTTAAGTTGGCGCAGGATGCTATGAGTGATTCTCGTCAAAGTCAGCTTGACGACCTGAGATTTCTTGCGGGCAGTCCAGACAACAACTGGCAATGGCCGAGTGATGTGCTGGCCAATCGCAGCGGTGCTAACGGGCAGTCGCTTAACGCGCGCCCGACGCTAACCGTCAACATGCTTCCGCAACACGTTCTACAAGTAACGAACGACATGCGGCAAAACGCGGCTACTGCAAAGGTTGTGCCGGCCAATGACAAAGCCGCGCCGGAAGTGGCCGAGATGCTCAACGGCGTCATCCGCCACGTTGAATACATGTCCAACGCGGATATCTGCTACCAGACTGCGCAGTTTAATCAGGTCGCATACGGCGAGGGCTACGTGCGCCTGCTGACTGACTACGTGAGCGAGCGTGAGTTTGAGCAAGACATCAAGTTACAGCGCGTGCGTAACTCGTTTAGCGTCTACATGGATCCGGAAATACAAGACCCCTGCGGCCAGGATGCGCGGTGGTGCATCATTACGTGCCAAATGAATCACGAGGAGTTCGAGCGCGAGTATCCCAAGGCCAAGCCGCTATCCTCGCTGGAGCTTGGGGTAGGTGACGACAATCTGCAAATGTGGATCAGCAATGAGTATGTGACTGTCGCTGAGTATTTCTACTACGAGGACAAGACTGTCACGATCTGCCTGTTCGATTTTGACGGCGAGAAGATTGTGGCCGAGAAGGACAGCGCGCAATACAAGATCATCATGGCGCGCGGCGTGGTGCCAGTGCGCGAGCGCGAAACCACGATCAAAAATGTGATGTGGTGCAAGACGAACGGCTATGAAATTCTCGATCAGAAAGAGTGGGCGGGCAGGTGGATACCAGTCGTGCGCTTTGTCGGGAACGAATACGACATTGAAGGCAAGTTGCACATTAGCGGACTGGTCAGAAATTCAAAAGACCCGCAGCGGATGTATAACTACTGGGTTTCGCAAGAGGCAGAGATGCTCGCAATGGCGCCAAAAGCGCCCTTCGTGGGTTACTTGGGGCAGTTTGACGGACAAGAGGCGAAGTGGAAAAGCGCGAACGTCCAGAATTGGCCATACTTAGAGGTCAATCCAACGGTTGACGAGGCGACTGGCCAAGTGCTGCCGCTGCCTCAGCGCGCAATGCCTCCGATGCCGCAGACCGCCATCATTCAGGCCAAGATGGGCGCGGCGGATGACGTTAAGAAAGTCACTGGCCAATACAATCCAAGTCTGGGGCAACAAGGCAACGAGACGAGCGGCAGGGCCATCATCGCGCGCGAGCAGCAGGCCGACACGGGCACGTTTCACTATCAGGACAATTCTCGCCATGCCATACGGTTTGTGGCGTTGCAGTTGGTTGATCTGATTCCCAAAATCTACGACACCAAGCGCATAGCGCGCATCGTTGGCGAGGATGGCAAGAGCGACAACGCACGCATTGACCCGATGCAGGAGGTGCCGTATCGGGAAGTGCGCGACGAGAACGGGGCCATCATCGAGAAAATATACAATCCGAACATCGGCAGATACGATGTAATCGCCACTACAGGGCCGTCATACAACAGCAAGCGCATCGAGGCGGCTAACGCCCAGAGCCAATTGCTGCAAGCTAACCCTGATTTGTGGAAGATTGCCGGTGACCTGTTTGTTAAAAACTTGGATTGGCCTGGCGCCGATCAGTTAGCTAAACGGTTGGAGCGCGTGGTGCCGCCTGAACTGAAGGGCGACGGTGACGAGTCTCCGGAAGTGGCGCAGGCTAAGAAAATGATACAGGCGCTCCAACAAGAAAATCAGCAAATGATGAGCCTTCTGGAAAACGCGCACAAGAGCATCGAGGCGCAGGATGCGCAGGCGAAGCAGATTGCCAATCAGATCAAGGCATACGAGGCCGAGACGAAGCGGATACAGGCCTTGCAATCAGGCATGACGCCGGAACAGGTGCAGGATACTGTCATGGGCACGATGGATGCGATGATAAGCAACGGTGAGCTTGAGGCCGCAGTGCAGGGTCAGCCGATGCAACAACAACCCATGCCTCCTCAGGGCATGCCGATTCAATAGGAGCAAAACATGCCAGCAGCACTAAACCCTTGCACAGATGCGAGCTTCGGCGCGCAGACTGTTGCATACACAGGCACGGCGGGAAGCACTACGGGCTGGAACTATGGGCCGAATAAGGTTCTCGTGTGGGCGCAGCACTAAACCCTTGCACAGATGCGAGCTTCAGCGCGCAGACTGTTGCATACACAGGCACGGCGGGAAGCACTACGGGCTGGAACTATGGGCCGAATAAGGTTCTCGTGTGGGCAACCACGGACTGTTATGTGGCCGTGGGCAACGGTGTAACTGCCACGACTGCCGCGACTCCGATACCATCTTACACGCCGGTGGAGATCATGGTGCCGCAGCCTCCCGGCGCGGGAGCTACGATTTGGCGCGTGAGCGCAATCCAAGTATCTGCCGGCGGCAGCGTATACGCAAAGCCGATGAGCGACTAATGCAAGCCGGTATCCTACCTGTGGTGGCGAGTAACGTGAGCGTGAGCATGCGCAGGCGATCTGCTGCCGCGTGGACGCCTGCAAGCCTTGCTAGTCCTTGGGCTTGGTATAAGTTTGCCACCGGGCAGACTATTCAAACCGGCGTGTCTGAGTGGACTGACGCGTGGGGTAATTCTTCACGGAAACTTACGCAAGCAAACACTGCAAGGCAACCCTCGCTAGAAGTTGACAATACAATTCTTTTTGCTAACGCCTCCGGAGCGTCGGCTAACGCTTTAGGGACTGGTGCAGTTTCTATTTCCCAGCCGTGGAGCGTTATACTGTATGCTAAACAGGTATCATGGACTTCGACAAGGCGGCTAATCGGTGCTGTTAACGGGACGGTGTTTCAGCATTCAGCGACACCGACACTTGCGCTGATTACTGGCAGTCCCGTTGCAGCTAACTCAGATTTAGCATTAAACACTTACGCAATGATAACGGCTGTATTCAACGGGGCAAGCAGCCAGTTGGCAATAAATACTAATACCCCAGCAACGGGGGACGCCGGATCATCCGCATCAACTGCTTTTATTTTAGGTAGCACTGGCGGAAGTGCAGGAATGCAAGTCTGGGAGTGCATCGTAACCAACGCCGCGCTTTCCGCAGGTGACATTGCAAGCGCATACGCATACGGGCAGGCGCAAGGATTTGTAGCATGAGTTAGTAAACCGCACGGGGACGGATTCCCCGGTGCGCATCGTCGGATGACGAAGCGATCCCGTAGCAGGAGTATGACATGAGTGAAGAACTATCGGCGCAAGTCGAGCCAGTCACGGACACCACGGCGGTGCCCGTTGAATCTCCCGTTGAAGGCGCGGAAGTTGCAAAGCCGGAAGTGGCGGAACAGCCTGTAAAGGTTTTTTCGCAGGATGAAGTAAATCAAATAGTCAGCGAGCGCCTGGCACGCGAGGAGCGAAAGTTCCGGCGTGAAATGCAGGCGCGGCAAGAGGCGGCAACACAAGCGCCCGCAGTTGAATCAGCGAAGCCTATCCCGGAACAGTTCACAAAGACAGAAGATTACGTCGAGGCGCTGGCCGATTGGAAGGCGGAGCAGGTATTCACAAAAAAAATCGGTGAGTTCCAAGCCAAAACTCGTGAGCAGTATCAGCGGCAACAACAAGAGCAAGTCGCTGCGACCTATCTTGAGCGCGTCACGGTGGCAAAGGAAAAGTATAGCGACTTTGACCAAGTTGCCTACAACCCTTCGCTGCCGATCACTGACGCGATGGCCGAGACGATTCAGCACTCTGACGTTGGCGCCGAGGTGCATTACTACCTCGGAAAGAATCCTGCGGAAGCAAAACGTATTGCTAGCTTGTCGCCATTCCTCCAAGCAAAAGAAATTGGTCGGTTAGAGGCAAAGATTGCCGACAACCCGCCGAAATCCAACATATCATCCGCGCCCGCTCCAATCAGTCCCGTATCGGCTGCGCGCGGTGCTTCTGTTGCAGTCGATCTGGATGACCCTGCTGTGTTGAAACGGCTGGGAACTACAGCATGGATTGAGGCAAAGCGCCGCCAGGCCGAGCAAGACTGGCGAAAAGCGCACGGATGACCTTCAAATCAATAGGAGTTCATCATCATGGCAAATAGTATTCTCACCATCGACATGATTACCGCGAAAGCTCAAGAGATCCTTGAGAACGATCTGGTGGTCACTCGCAATATCAACAAGCAATACGATCCATCCTTCGCCAACGAGGGCGCGAAAATCGGCGACACCTTGCGTATCCGCCTGCCTGATCGCGCACTCGTGACCGACGGCGCCGCCCTGCAAGTGCAGGACGAGAATCAGCAATACACCACGCTGCAAGTGGCGAGCCAGAAGCATATCGGCATTAACTTCACCACTGCCGAATTGACCATGAAGCTCGATCAGTTCGCCGACATCGTTCTGAAGCCGCGTATCTCGCAATTGG